CTTTGTTCTACGATTCAGATGAACGTCCGAGGCAGGTCAGCAGCACGCCCTGCCCCGGCGCTGCAATTGCTTGTGCCATACAACACTAGCTTTGGGACAGCATCAAGAAAGTGCTCCCTCTCTACATGTAAGGCTACACGACCGAGGAGATCTGCTCTAGGTTCCTCAAATTTCTTAAATCCCCGCAACATGTCCTCTCCTGGGACGGCGGTTCCTTCGACGCCACTTAATGGGCAATTCTCAGGAAAATAGCTGAGGAGCCTTTTTGGCTTGGCGTGCGTACATGGCTCATATCCGTCTTCGCACTTCCTGCTAATCATACTCCCACTATGTCACCTGAACAAGCAGCAGACGCTTTCATTCTATAAGCTGTTTCTTTTACGCGCTACATGTTCCTCACTATGTCTGACACTACTAATGTCACATGGTCTCCCGAACAGAAGCAGGCATGGAAGTTGTACGGCAATGGTACTCCAAAGCGTTTCGTTGTTCCCTTCACCCTCCGCGGAACTATGGTCTCCGGTGATCCCTTTACCACCTTAACCAACACCTTCCGCACTATATTGTACCACACCTATATACATCAAGGCCACGACGTAGATGTCGCCGCGGCTGGGGATGATGGTGTGGGTTTCCCGACAGCATCTGACGCCGATGCCGCCATTCAACGGATTCTTGCACAAACCTCAAGAACCAATGATGTGCCGTCACCGTTAGGCCAAATCGTGAAGCAAGCCAAACTTAGCAGCATCACAGAGATCGATTTCTGCTCGAAATGGTTTTACATGGAGGGCGGCGTCCTATACGCCACTCGCGACCTGACCAAACTACTGGCCACCCGCCACTACTACACACGTAGGAATGCTCACCTCCTGTGTAACCCTGCCCTTTACCGGTACGCCATACTATAGGGGCTCGTTTCTGAGCAAGCCAGCACACTCCTGGAGGCAATCGTTGAAGCCACATCTCCCCCGACAACAACGATTAGCGAACAAACGGCGATTACCACTTTCATAACCAAGTAGTATCTGCCCTCTCCAGCAAACTATGTTCTTGAACAGCAGGTCAACGCCAGGCTAGGCATCGATCTATACACCTACTTTCAGGCTGTTCTATCAAACACCATAGTCTGCGGCTAACCTGCCCCTCCTTCGGACTCGAATATTATTGATGCAACCTAAAACAGAACCCAAAGTCTCACGTCCCCGTCCCAACCGACGCCGTCGTCGCGAAAATCAAAGGTTGAATCAGTAAGAGCTCGACTAACTCGCCGAGTTCCGCTACCAGTACTACGACCCCAAGTACACTTAGGTCAAGAACGTTATCTCCAAGTCAGACCAAAAGTTGTACGCAGCCCTCCACGCCCCC